CGCACCTCTTGCAAAAGCAGATGCAACCATTCCTGCATTCATTGCACTATTTCTAAATTTTTCTGCCACTAATTCATCTTTAAACTCTACGTGAACATGGTCACCTGTGGCGTGTGGAGTTTTACCTAATATTTCAGACTGAACCAAATAGTCACCAGATTTAAGTCCAGCATTCGTCATCATTTTTTCAATTTTTGTTACCGCAGCATCTTGAGTTTTAGCCCCACCCTTAGTCACAAAGTCTATGGCCAATCCTTTAGCATGTTTTGATTTTGGATGATTTTTCTGGTGGAATTGGTCATTAAATCCAGTGAACTGTGCAAACTCAGAAACATCAGACATAATTTTTTGTGCTAGTATATCAGTTCCAGGTTGATGTGGGTGCGCCCACGTATCACCTTTTTTCATTTTTGACTCTAGCAATTGTGTAGGTGCTAAATTTTCTTGTGTAGGATATGCTCTTGTTGGCCTTTGACTATTGTCAGAACCTATATTAGGAGTTGATCTCGAAGAGGGTGGTGGAATATTTGCGGCAGCAGTTTTTTCAGCAAGTTTTTTCCCATCTTCACCAGACTGCATGAACCGATTTGCAGTAATTATACCCGCACTTACTAGCAGTGTAGTTACTGGACTTGTCAATACGTCTAGGACTTTTCTAACCATTCCAACTTTACCTTTACCAGGAGGTCCACCACCGCCACCAGGACCACCGCCAAGAGAATTACTCATTGCTCTACCTAATATTGCACCAGTGTATGCTGCTAGTCCTAACTCTAATGCTGCCACCGCAAGGCCAATACCAATGAATATTTGTCCTAATGTTAAAGTGACGCCTCCGGGCAAACTAATTGGCTGTGCTAGAACTGTACTAATAAAATCTTTTATAGCAACATATAATCTTGCGATGCCGTCTCGGAATACTGGATCTTGTAATAAACCCTCTGTAAATTTTAGACCACCTATAATGGCATCAGCAATCTTAACAAATAATGTTATGATACCATTTGCTATTTCTGCGGAATTATTTACTAACAATTTTGATGCCATATCTAAAAGCGATAGAACAGTTTTAAATATAGCACCTACTACAGAAGTTATGATGGTGCCAAGAGTTGATTTATTTTCAGGATCACTTATAAGGTTGCTGAAGAAATCAGATATTTTTGAAATGCCTTCTGCTATAAACTTAAAGACACTTTTAATCATTTGTGTGATTGATGCTGTTATCTCTGAGTCTTTAAGAAGATCGGTAAGAAAGTTTGCGCCTTTTGATATAAGGTCAGATATGCCAACAATGATTGCTTTGAATAGAGACTTAATTCCATCCATAACTCCAGGCATACTTAGAAGTTTGGATACACCTATTGCGGCAAGACCTAATAAAGCATACTTGAAGATGCTTGATAGACCGTCTTTGATGGTCTCAAAGAAACCTTTTTTATCGCCAGTAATTACCTTCTTCTGTTCGGCAGTTGGCTTTGTTTTTTTATACTTTAATCCATAGTCGGATGCTCGCTGTCTCTGTCTTTCAACGGAGGCATTTTTCTTATCGAATTCTTGTATTTTGACCAGACTTGCCATACCCACTTTGATGGTATGTAAATCTCTTGATATAATATGTAAAAATTTACGAAGAAGCATTGTGTCGCTTCCTCGTTTGTTTCTACCTTTAGACCACCAAGCAATGTCGTTGTCTTTATCTGCCATTAACCTTTACCTGCTCTTATTTTTTCTTGTTTTATCTTTTCAGTCTCTTCATCTAAAAACTTCAACAATAAGTCAATATAAACTTGTTTTTCCCAAGGCATCATATTATCCAATTCAGACAAACTATATTTGTGGTGCTGCATCAGAGCAAAATTAGTTTGAAAGTAATTACCTAGTGTATCATGACTAAGACTTATCCGAAAAAACTTTGTACACCTTCCAACATAATTTTTTCGTGATAACCACATTTCTTACAATCAAAATCTATTTCTTTTTTAATTTTTGGAAGAGTATCGAAAAACTTTGATATTTTTTCCAAGTCTGATTGTTTCATGTTTTCTACAAACTCAACAAGTTCTTTTTTAGGAGTATCTTTAGCATAATAAATTTGATCTTCATCGTAAATGTACTCTATACAAGATATAATAACATTCAAGATTTCATCCATATTATCGGTGTCTAATCCTAGAATATCAACTGAGTTGAAGGTAGGATACTTCATAACAACACCAATTTTTTCACTAATCTGTATCTTACTGGTATGATCAGGATTTAAAGTTGGTTCAATTTCCAACACATTCACATCAACATTGACCGTGTTCGAACACTTCTTATCTTCTTCAACGGTATTGTTACATGTGAATTTTAAATTTACAACTTCACCAACCGATCTTGCGCGGAGTTGAAGAAAGACATATTCAATATCAAATGTTGCCATATTTTCGATATCAATTTCATCTAAAATACAATTGCGTAAGACTTGTTTAATGGCACTAATTGTTTCTTTTGAATCGTCAGATTCGTTTGCCATCAAAAAGAGTTTCTGCTCTTTAACTAGAAATGGTCGATATCTAATTGTTTCGCCTGTTGAAATGAGTTTTGTCTCATAAATGGGTACGTCTAATTTTGGTAACATAATGTCCTCACGTTAATTTAAAATGCTCTTAGTAATGCTCCGCCACCACCTTGAATCAGTCCTCCTACTGCTTCTCCAATATCAATCTTACTTTCGGTAATTGCTTCATATCTGTGGTATGCGAATTGAATACTTAGTCGATGAAAATTATCATCATTCCAATTCAATTGTTGTGCGGCAATACTGATTGGATACGCATCAATCAACTTGGTGGCAAAAATCTGTGTAACATCATCGTTATATTGTTTTACCGTAATCTCAGTCATATACTTTGAATTTTGACCCTTAGGAAAACGCAAATTATTTGTATCGGTTGGCATAATTGCTTCCATCCAACGTTCAAATAATTTGCGTTCATAGAAGTCATTGGTACAAACAAATGTTAATGTTGTTTCTGCATACTGAACTTGATATGGTACTTTGTACGTTGGGCCATAAATTTTAACATCATCTGTTACGAATGTTTTTCCTGGCAATTCTGCGGTCTCACACTGTAAAGATAGGTAACGAGACACTGCTGGATTCGCAGATTTCATTCCTTCGTTTTCTGCTCCAATAGCATCGTTGATTGCATCGGTAACATCTGACATAATTGAATTGGGCAAATTTAGTATTTTTTCTATTACCGAGTTTTTTATGAACTGTGCAATATAGGGAGGAAGAGGTAATAGTACCTGAAATCTAGCAGGTCGTGCTAGACCACCTTTTCCGCTTATGTTTGATAGAAATGAATTTGGTGAAAACGCCATTAAAATTTATCCTCTGATTCTGACCACACTTTGTTTTTCTTTGCTTTGGCAAATGATTCGACTGGTAACATGACGGCAATATCCCATTCATCTGCGGTTATTTCTAAAAATCTAGATTGTATGTGACTATACAAATATCGTTTGATACAAGGTTTTGCTTGATACATTTTTGATGCCCGTGCCAGATAATCATAACTAATTCTGAGTCTAGTTTTCTCATCGTAGTTATCGTCGGTAAGTAATGTGCTTAACTTATCTAAAAGAAGTACACGCTGCTTTGGACTAATGTAATGCAAGTTAAGTCCTAAAAAACCGTCTGGGTATCGTTCTATTGGTATAACCAATGGGAACTTATCGTAATATGGCAACGTATCCTTCGTTTTCGGATCATAAAAGTAAAAGTACATTCTACCAATCATAGACTTTTCTTTGAGTCTTTGCCTGTCACGCATCAAGTTACCTTTGGTAGGGTTTAATGCGCCAGTTTTTGCTCTTAACCACATACGTGCCTCATTGGAGCGTGGTTTAAGGCCTTGTTTGGCAAGAGATTCTTTGATGCGATCTATAAGTGTTTTGGTAGCCATTTAGTATTTATCTCAGATACCAAGATGTTTTTCTGTAATGACCTGAAATTCCCATCCGTGGTCTTTGCAGAACTCGGTTGCTGCTTTCCACTTGGATTGATTGATGACATAAGTTGCCGCTTCTTGGATGTACCGTTGCGTCTTACGTTTTTGAGTTGGAGGTTTAGTTTGCGCCTCTGGTTTGACTTCAATCACAAACGTCTTGACTATGCCGTTCTTTTGTCGGATTTTGGCCACAAAGTCTGGAAAGTATCGATGTTTTCTATTGTCAACTGGACTCCAGTAGGGTATAACAAGTTCTTCAGAACCCCACCAAATAACGTCTGGATGGTCATCTAAATATTTCATTACCTTGACTTCCCATGACGACCTATAGATGATCTTCGTAGGATCACCCTTGTATTTTTGTGGATTTTTAGGCGTAAATTTACCAGAGTATGACATAAATACTATCTAGTTAACCTACTTGGAACAATCATGGCATTTTTTGGTCTTACTGATATTAAATTCAATCAAATTGAAACAAGAAATTTTGGTCCTCTTGCCGCACTTGAAGGGTCAGAATTTGAGAAAAGCACCCTACAATACCCAGACGATCTTGGCAATACACCAAGAGGACACTACATGGTGTTTTTTATTCGTGAGCAGGTAAATTCTTCCTTTAAAGCAGACACCAGAGGTGGACAATCATTTGCTGCTAAAGATGAGGAAGCGGTTTATGATGCACTGAATAAGACACGAAACTTTCCTGGCGGTGGAGTTTCTGCTGGCAAAATAACTTTTGCTGATAGAATTAACGGTGCTTTGACAAGTGCAATAAGTAAAGGAACAGGTGCGCTAACAAGCAAATTTGGTAGTGGTGGTGTTGCAGGTAAAGTTGCAGGTAAAGTTGATTCATTTGTCAAAGGACCACAACCACAAGAGCAACTCAAAGAAGGCAACAGCACTCCGATTGAAGATTCTGTTAAATCAATAACCGATAAGAATAAAAAAGCATTGGGGTTTTTAAGGAGAACGCAATTAACAAATGATGCAATTGCTCTCTATATGCCAGATACAATTAATTTTGATTCGAATGCAAGTTATAATGATGTGGGTCTTGGTGAAGATAACTTAGCACAACTACTTGTTGCTGCCCCAAATTTGGTAAAACAATTTAAAGATAATCCTGATCCAAAACTTTTAATGAGTGCTGCGCTTAAATCTGGTTTAGTGCAAAATCTAGGCCAAGAAGCAGCAAAAAAAATAGGTTTAGGTAATATTGGTAGAGTAGGATTATTCACTGCAACTGGTGGTGTTACTAATCCAATGATTGAGTTGATTTATTCTTCACCTAAACTTCGTACATTCCAATTTGAATTTTTCTTCTATGCTAGAAGCGAAAAAGAAGCATACTCAGTACAAAAAATTATTGATCGTTTTCGTTTTCATCAATCACCAGAATTACAAGGTGGATTAAATAGTCAAATGGGTTTATTAATTCCACCATCAGAATTTGATATCAAATTCTTTTATGCAGGTAGACAAAATCCAAATATACCACCAATTGGAACGTGTGTGCTTGAACAGATTCAAGTAAATTTTGCACCTAAAGGTTGGACTGCATATGAATCTATTGGTGAAAATATTGCTGCTTTAGGTAGAACTGGTATGCCTGTTGCTATTCAAATGTCTCTACAATTTAAAGAAACAACTATCATTACAAAAGAAGATTTCAAATCTCAAGGTATGAGTGGCGGTACAATGCCTGGAGTCGCAGCATATTCTGATGCTGGTAGAGAAGGGATGGCTATTTAAAAATGGCTAATTTCTTTAACAATTTTCCAGCAACATTTTATACAAACTCCGACACATCAAACAGTCTTGATACTGTCACGAATATTATTGCTCGATTTGGTTTTGAATCGTCATTGAAAGAAAATTCTTCAGGATTTTACAAATATACAGTTAAAGATTCGGATACACCAGAAATAATTGCCTCAAAGTTTTATGACAATCCAGAAAGGCATTGGATTGTTTTGTTGTTTAATGATATTATTGATCCGCAGTTTGATTGGCCATTAAAATCGGACACACTTATAACATACATCAATGACAAATATTCCGCTAATGGTGCTAATAATTCTCCAACACCACAAACAGGAATTCAATGGGCACTAGACACAGATAATGTTGAATCATATTATAAAATAGTTACCAGAAAACTCTCAGGTGTAAATGTAGATAATAAAACTATTGTGGAAAAAATAAAAATAGATGCTAACACATATACAAATTTATCAGTAACCACAAGAACACTTACACTAAAAAATGGTAAAACGGTTACAGAAAGTGTTTCTAAAACTAAACAAACATATTATGAATATGAAGTGGAAAGTAACGATTTAAAGCGAGAGATTAAATTATTAAAACCAGAATTTGTTCCTAGTGTTGTTGAGGAATTTAAAAGAATAATTAGTCCATCATGAATTTAATAGAATCAACTCAATATTATATTAAGGAAGTTTCTATAAATGCTAAAGGTGGTCCTCCTTTTAACATAACTGATATTATTGAGGAAATAAGTTTATATGACAATTTGTTTATGCCAGTTTTATCAGGACATATTTTAATTAGCGACACATCTAGACTGATAGACCGAATTACTCTAATTGATGATGTGATACAGATACACATCACAAAAATGGTTGATGATGAATTTGCCTCATTTAAAAAAGCATTTAGGATATATTCCATTACTGATAGAAAAAATATTAATAATACCAGTGAGGCATATATTATGCATTTTGTTGCTGAAGAATTAAAACAATCAGATCGGCAAACGGTAAGTAAAAGTTATGATTCAACCTATACTGAAGTAGTTGAAAAAATTTTAAAACAAAACTTAAACATTGATAGAAGTAAAATTGGAATAGTTGAAAAATCATCTGGCATTAGAAGAATTAATGTAAACAATTTGAGACCTTTAGATGCATTAGAATGGTGTGCAAAGAGGGCATTAAGTTCCAAAAATTCTCCAGATTTTCTTTTCTTTGCTAACCGCACTGGATATAACTTTGCATCTTTATCAAAACTACTAACACAAAGTTCAATCTTAAATATTAACTTCTCACCAAAAAATCTTAGTAACGGTGATGAGTTTTTTGAGTTAAGTAAAGCACGAAGTTTTGAGGTATTGTCTCAGTTTGATGCTATAAGTAAACTGCGTTCAGGTGCTGATGCTGGTACTTTTATAGGTTTTGATCCTATAACCAGAACAATGGGAGCAAAACTTATATCTGGTGATCAAACATATAAAAATATGGAACACGGTAATAAAAAACAAATTACCAATACTGTGATAAATCCAGATGGTACATCAAACAAAACAGATAACGATGCCAAACGAACATTAAGTATTAATTCCGAAAGAAGAAAAATAAGTGATTATATAAAAAAGAATGACC